TTTATTACCGATAGTTGTTTCAGTTCCTAAATGAATTAAATGTCTATCTCTATCAGATACAATTGTCATTACAGATTTAGTTGGATTATTAGGAACACTGACTGCTCTTGTACTTAATGCTGCACCATCTATAGTAATAGGATTCCATTTAAAAGTTCTACCATTATGAACAGTTGCAATAAGTATTTGACCAAAGTTATCTAATGACCAAAAACCAGGATCAATGGTGGTATTAGAAGTTGTTCTTGCAGTTCCCCAAGTCGATTGTCCCCATCGACCTGCACCCCAACCAAAACCTAAAGTCTGGTTAAGTCCGCCAATATCAACATAAGGTAAAGGATCTAATGTACCATCATTAGTTGCACCTGTTCCTGTTTCAGCTGTAGGCATTTCAATTGTAAAAGTTGTAGCTGTTGGAATTGTTTTTACTTCAAATAATACATCATCAAAATCTGTAGCTGTGTAATCTGTTTGACCTCCAGTAAATGAACCTGCATTTTCAAATGTTAATATATCCCCTATCTCTAAATTGTGTGCACTTGATGTAGTTATAGTTACTGTTGTAGATCCGTTAGTCGTGGTTATGTCTGCGCCAGTCTGTTGTCGGTCTGGATCAATGGGTGTTATATCATATAAGTCACCAGAATAATAAATATATAAACATCTATTGGTTCCAATTGCTGCATATTTACGACCATCTAAATCAGTAAAGACGTGTTGTGCTCTTGCAACCCCTATTAAAGTATTTGCAGTAACCTGTAACCAACCCCCGATTTTCTCAGGTTGACCGTATCTAAAACGTACATTATCCCCATTAACCCATACATTTTCAGCTTGGGTATCTGTGATTTGTTTATTAAAACCAGGTTGAAATGGTATTTTAGTTAAAGCCATAATCGTATTTTACAGTAAATTTAGTCTTTAGTATAGATTAGCTATATTGTTATTTTGGTAGTATTTAAATACTATTATACAAATTTTAACCAGCTTGTTAATATATATTTATCTCCAGATAAAGGAGGATTTCCTCTATGTACATATTGAAAAGAGGTTGGAAATATAATTAATGTTCCTTGTTTAGGTTTAATTCTTATTTTTTGATATAAAAATTCTGTTTCTCCACCTTCTTTTACATTATTTAAATACAAAATTATAGCTAACACTCTCTCACATGCTTTTTTTGCACCGCCATCACTATGCCATATATGGTAGCCTTGACTTACTTTAGTTTTTTGAAGTCTTATCCAATCGTCCATTTTATGAAGCCCAATCATTGTTAATGCTGGATAAAAATTTTGATATTCATTATAACATTGCCAAGTTTTATCATGAAAATCTTTAATATAGTCACAATCATTTATTTTTAAAAAAAGTGTTTGATCTTCTTTTTCAAATTTAAGTACATTTTCTGTTTCTTGCCTGTTTACAAGAGATCGTTTACCACTTTTTAAATCAAAGCTTTTTTTATTAAAATTATATTTATTTAAAACTTTTTTACAAAAATCTTCTGTAACTACATTTGGATAAATACCTATGTAATTTTTATGTATGTTTTTTAAATCTTTCATAAATTATATTATAAAAGATGCAGTAACGTGGTGTGGTGGTATTACTGCATCCTTTATAATATACAAATTTTTTAATAAAATTACAATAATTATCACAATATTAATTCTGTTAAATCACTATCTGAACCTATTGTACCTTTATAAAAAGTATTAAATGCTAGACTTACTCTAGTATTATCACCTTTCTTGTTATCTACTTGATGTGTAGTTGATGATGGAAACATAACTAATTGACCTGTTTCAACAGGAAACCACCAAGAAGAAGAGTTCCAAATATTATATTTTTCATCATCTATCTCTGGTTTAATTTGTTGATACTTTATATGGCTAAAAAATTTAATCATATCATTAGCTTTATCTGAATCTAAATATAATACACCTGATACAATTGAATTTGGATGTTCATGTCTATGATGATATTGATTTTCTTCTGTATAATTTAACCAAGATTGAGTGATATAAAGTTCTATATTATTTTTAGGACATATAATTCTCTCTAAATAATCTTTGCAAGCTTTATCTAAAAACTTTTTTATATTCTTAAATTCTTTTCTATTTAAAATGTAATTATCTTTTGTATTAATATTACCCTCATTTTTAACACAATGTTTTTTTTGCTTCTCTACAAATTGTAATTCTTGTTTTGTAAAAGATCTATCTATATTTGTCATATAGATAGGAGTTGAAAATAGATTTTGTATTACAGCTTTTTCCACACCACTAATTATATATTTATTCTTTTATTTCTAAATCCCATGTTAGATTTTCTTCGTTCCAAGCATAATAATTTCTAGCAGCAATTTGTTCTTGTGTCAATGTTGGCATTGGAATTGGTGCTTCCCATCTACAAGTTTCTTCATTTAATACCCAAGATGGATAAGGTTTAGGTGCAACAAATGCATCTCTATCTTCATCATAAGTATATCCTATTCCAGCAAAATTTTTTCTAATATTTCCATTATAAGAAGTTTGTTTCCATATTGCCGAACCATGTAAGTTTGTTAAAAATTGAATTCCGTTCGCTTCTTGTTCAACACCATTAGCATCTAACAATTCATTGTTGTGAACAGAATGAACTGATATTACTTTATTGTTTGATCCTATTTTTGCAAAATGTGCCATACTTTTTATGCGGTATAACTACCATCTCCTGTAAATTGAATAACTGTGTCCGTTCCATCTTGTGAGACTGTTGGACTTCCAGTTGTTGTACCAGTATAACTTGCAGTTGGCACTCTTAAAATAACTATACCTTTTCCACCAGCAACTCCCTCGCTACCACCTTTTGAACCTCCCGCACCACCACCAGTGTTTGCTGTTCCAGGAGCTCCAGGACCTGTAGGACTTCCATTTCCACCACCGCCAGATCCACCTGTTCCTCCAGTAGTTCCATCAATATATGAACCAGCTCCTCCTCCACCACCTCCAGCATAAGTAACTGAAGAACCAGTTATAGAACTTGAACTTCCATTTCCACCATTTCCACCAAAAGATGCACCTGGATTATTATTACCACTTGCATTTGAACCACCAGCACTTGCTCCACCTCCACCAGCTCCGCATGTGGCTTGAACTGCACTTCCAACTCCTCCATCATTTCCTTGACTTGGATCTGTAGCTGGAACATTTCCTAATCCAGCACCACTTCCAAATGGGGCATTACCACCACCTCCACCACCTGAACCACCATCTTGTCCATCATTTGGTGCTTGTCCTCCGCCAGCACCTCCACCAGCAGATGTAATTGTTGTTATATCTGCTCCTGATATTGAAGAATTACTACCATTAGCTTGTTCACCGCCACCGGCACCAACTGTTATTGTATAAGTTATTCCTGGAGTTAAAGTCTGTGTTGAAGTTCTAAAACCTCCGGCACCTCCACCACCACTAGCGTATTGTGGTGCTATAGTTCCGTCACCACCACCGCCTCCTCCAGCGACTATTAACATATCAGCATCATAAGGTTGTGCTCCACCTTTTCTTTGACCAAATCCTCCTGCGGATCCTGCTCCAAATGAACCTATGATAGGCATCTTTCTATAGTCCTCCTATTATGCAAACTGTGTTTGCGCTGCTAAAACTGTAAATGTTGCATCTGCAGTTTTAATAACTGTATATGTGTATACATCAAGGGAGTTAGTATTTCCACCTGTTGGTGCTGAACCACCTTGCCATTCTGGAGTAACTGAGCTACCATCAACTTGTACAGCTGAGTTATAGTATGCAGTTCCACCTTGTTTTACAATATGAGCAACGGTTGTTGATTCGCCAGTATCCATAATACTATTTAAAGTATTAGATCCATCACCTCTAATATTTAATGTCCAGTTTCCTGAAGCATCTGTAGTAAAGTTCCATACAGCTTGAGTTAAAACATCGTAGTTGACTGTTCCTGTTGCAGCAGTAGCTTCTGTAGTAACTTTTTCAGCTAATTGTTGAATTTTACCTCCGCCATTAAAAGTTACTCTTCCAATACCTTTAGGTGTTAGATTTAAATCTACGTTTGTATCTCCACCTGTTGCTGATAATTCAGGAGCATTTCCTGTAGCTGCATTTGTTGCAGTCATTTCGTTTACAGCAGAAGCAGTAGTTGCAAATTTAATTTGCTCGTTATCATTCTCATCATTAATTGAATTACCATTATCAATTAAAATGTTGTTTCCGTTGGCATCTAAGTCACCACCTAATTGAGGTGTAGTATCGTCTACGACTGCAGATATTGCTGTAGAAGAAAATCCTGCATCAACAATATTAGTACCGTCAGATATTAAAATTCTTGTTTCTTTTTCTGTAGCACCAAAAGTATAACCAGTTCCAGAAACTGTTTTAAATTGTA